AAGCCAGAGCCGCCTCGACAAGCACAATGAGCGGGTCGCACAGTCTCAAGCTGACGCGGCCCGCAGTTCCGGCTCTTCCGGCGCGGCGGCATCTGCCACCGTTGCGGCCGCTGCGGCCACCTCTGCCGCCAAGAGCACAAAACAGGCCACGGCGGACATCATCAAATCCATCAGCGACACCACCACTGCGGTCAAGGACGGCGTGACCACCACCACCGAGACTGTCACCGAGACGCTGTCCAACGGCACCACCCAGCAGAAGCAGACCATCACCTCCACCAGCCGCGAGATGGTGGACGGTGTGCTCAAGGACATCAAGACCGTGGAAACCATCGCGGCGGACGGCAAGCGGACGGTCAGCCAGACCATGGAGACCGTGCGGGACGTGGTGAGCACCGTGACCGCCAGCAGCACGGCTATTGTGGACGGCATCAAGACCACCACCCAGACCGTGACAAAAACTCTCGCGGACGGCACCACCGAACAGCAGCGCGTTATCACCCAGACGCAGGACAAGGTCATCGACGGGGCGCTCCGCACGGTGGAGACCGTCAAGACCATTGCCGCCGACGGCACCGAGCAGGTGGCCGAGACCATCAAGGACAGCGCCGCCAAGACACTGGACGGCCTCTGGTCTGCCCTCAAAGACCGGGCCAACGAGGGCATCCTCGGCACGGTGGGCACCCTGTGGGACGCGGTAAAGAGCGGCGACTGGGTGGGCATCGGCAAGTGGGCGGCATCTGCCCTCTACTCCGGCCTCACCGCCGACCAGAAGCAGCAGCTCACCGACTACGCCCTCTCGCTGGTGGACGGCCTGAACGGCGTCCTCGGCGACGCGGCGGGCAGTCTGGCGCAGGCGGCGTGGGGCATCGGCCAGAGCCTCTTTGAGGGCATTACCGGCCGCTTTGGCGACATCTCCTCTATGGCCGTCAAGATGGGTGGCACCCTGAAAAGCGTGTTCGGCGCACTCAAGGTCCCGCTGGCCGCTGCGGCCAAGGCCATCAGCGCCGGCCTCTCCGGCGGTCTGCTGAGTATGTTCCCGGCCATCTATGCGGGCTTCGCCGGCATGATCGGCACCATCGGCGCAGCCGTCGAAGGGATGCTGGCCGCCATCAGCGCGGCCCTCACCTCCACCCTCTTCGGCATCCCCGCGGGCCTCGTGGTGGCCGCTGCCGCTGTCGCTCTGGGCGTCGCCATCGCAGCCATCGTGTCCAAGCTGGGCGGGAGCCACAGCAGTTCCGGCGGCTCTGGCGGCATCGGTGGAAGTGGCGGCAGCTCCGGCCTCGACCTCGACACCCCCAGCATCACCGACGGGTCGAACAAGTTGACGGACACCATCGACGCCAACACCGCAAAGCTCACCGAGATCAACAAGTCCCTCGCCAAGCTGGTCAAGAGCGCCAACGCCCTTGTCCTCAGCGACAACATGGCCGTGAGCAGCCGGGTGGCAGCATCCGGCACGGCACAGGTCGCCGCTGCGGCCAGAAGCTACCGCGAGGGCGACACCAACATCACCCAGAACATCTACTCCAAGGCCCACACCGCCGCCGACCTTCAGCGCGAAGCGCGCTGGGAGGCCGACCGCGCAAAGGCACAGAGCCGCTGAAAGGAGGCCATCCACCCGTGCGCAAAGACCATCTCCGATTAGTCACCGACGCCGGGGCATCCCTCGACCTCGGGTGGGACTACGGCATCCCCTATCAGATCGACAACCTCTCGGGCGTGGACGTCACCCTCAAGACGGCGCAGGGCGTCAACCAGCAGGGTGTGACGGTAGAGGGGCAGAGCGTCGAAGGCGTGGCCCACGAGGTCATCGCGGACTTCTGGGGGCCGGACGGGGAGGCGCAGGCTGACCGCTTTTTGCAGCTGCTGCCCTTCTTCACCTCAGGCACGGCCTATTTCGGGGACAAATACTTCTCCCGGTTTTTCCTGCAAAAGACCCCCTACACCGTCCAGCTCCACCCATACCCCCGTCTCGACTTCATGCTCTACCGCCCGAAGCCCTACTGGTACAGCCTCGAGAGCCAGAACGCCGTCATGGGCGGCTTCGTACCCCAGTTCCGCTTCCCGCTCTGCTACGACAGCCACCGGTACAGCGAGTGGCGGCAGAGCTACTTCCTCAACGTGCGCAACCCTGGTGCGCTGCCGGTGCCTTTCACCGCGAAGCTCCGCTCCTCGGGTATCGTGGTCAACCCCGCCATCCGCAACAGCACCACCGGGGAGCACATCGGCTTTGACACCACCCTAAACAAGGGGGACGTGCTGGAGATCTACCGAACCACCACCGACCGTCTGGCCGTCAAGCTCATCTCCGGCGGCGTGGAGACCAACGCCTTCGCCCTGCTGGACGAGGACAGCGACCTCATGGAGCTGCACCCCGGCGATAACGTCCTCACCGCCGACGCCGCCAGCGGCAGGGAGGGCTTGCAGGCGTCCATCTCCTTCTACCCGATGGTGGTGGGCATCCTGCCGGAGGTGTTGGTATGACATTCGACGTCTTGGATGAAACGACCCTCGCCCGCCTCGGGAATATCGACGTATGGGTGTCGGTGTACTGGGATGAGCCCTACAACTCCGAAGGCAACTTCACTCTGGAAGTCCGCCCCACCGAGGAGAACCTCTCGCTCCTGCGGGAGGGCCGCTGGCTCGTCCGCACCGACGCCGCGACCCGTGTACCCATGCGCATCTGTCACCGGAGCAACGAGAACGAGGACGCCAACCTCGTCGTCACCGGCTACCCGGCCACGTGGATCTACACCAAGCGGGTCTCCGCATCAGCCGTCAAGAACGAGAACGCCGAGGCCGCCATGCTGGCCCTCGCCAAGGCAGCGGCTCCGTGGCCCAAGCTGGAGGTGGCCGAGCCGAAGGGCTTTGACACCACTTTTGAGCAGCAGACCTCGGGGAATACCCTCTTCGACTACTTCAAGACGGTGGGTGCAGCCTGCGACCTGGGCTTCCGGGTAGTGCTCACTGGTAAAAACAGCGCGAAAAAACTCATGTTCGAGGTCTGGCGGCCTACTGCCGACCCCAACAACCGCTTTTCGACCAAGTGGGGCAGCCTGCGGGAGGCCAGCTGGGCTTTCGGGGATGGCAGCTATGCCAACGTGGCGCTTGTGTTAGGCGCTGGCGAGGGCAGCAGCCGGGCGATGGTCTGGGTGGGCGACACCGATGCCGCCGGTGCGGAGCGCCGGGAGATGATCATCGACGCCCGGGACGTCCAGCCCGAGGACGGCGAGACCGTCAAAAGCGACAGCTACCTCAAGAAGCTGGCTGATCGGGGCGCGTCGAAGCTCCTCGAACAGCTCCGCACCGGCAGCATCGAGATGACGCTGGACGCCGACGGCCTCGAGCCGGGTGACGTCTGTTTCTGCTCTCTGCCGGATCTCGGCTACAAGGCCACCGTCCGGGTGGCCGACATCATCATACAGAGCCAGACCGATGGTACTACTCGCACTGCGCGGCTGGGTACTCCCGTCTGGCACAAGATCTAGGAGGCGATAGCTTGAGCTCCCCCGGAATTATCACCTACCCGCTGGGCGGCATCACCTATGACGCCGAGGATGCTGCGGCCTACTTTGCCGGGCGCACCAGCGGCGTTTACAGCACCGACATCGATTTCGCGGTGGCTGCTGCCGCCGATGGCAGCACCGACCTCACCGTCAGCGCGGGGCAGGCGTGGATGCACGTCAGCCGGTGGGTGGGCCTCAGCGTCACCATGCGGGAGGCCCAGACCCTCACGCTGCCCCTCGCGGACAGCGCTCTGCCCCGCATCGACCGCGTCGTGCTCCGGTACGACGCTACCAGCCGCAGCACCTCTCTGCAGGTGCTGCAGGGCGCGCCGTCCTCCGAGCCGGCAGGCCCGGACCTCTCCCGCACCGAGATGGTCTATGACCTCTGCCTCGCCGAGGTCTCCCGCCCGGCGGGCCAGACCTCCGTCTCCACCGCCGACCTCACCGACACCCGCACAGACGAGGCCCTCTGCGGCCTCATGCGGGACGGCGTCACCGGCATCCCCATGGACGAGCTGGGCCGACAGGCGCTGGCGAAAGCCAAAGAGACGGCGGCTCTCTGCGACAAGCTGCTGGCCAGTTACACCGGCGGCTATCTCGGCATCTGGCCCGTGACCCTCCCGGCAGACGGCTGGGCCGACTGCACCGACGTACCCGGCTACGCCTACAAGCAGACGGCCCAGCTGCGGGCGGCGAGAGAGGCAAACGTCCCCTCCGCCGTACCCACCCCGGAAACCTTCACCACCGCCGTCTCTGCGGGCCTCGCGGGTGTCTGCGAGACCAAGGACGGCAGCATCACGTTTTGGGCCGAGAAGGTCCCGGAGGGGGACATCCAGATGCAGGTGGAACTGCTGGGACCCTCGGCCTCGACCGCTGACACCGGAGAGGACACCCTGGGCGACACCACCCTCGGGGACACGACTTTGTAACGGAGGTACGCTATGAAATATGTAAAACAGCATTTTGTCACCGGCATGAAGGTCAGCCTGCCCGACGTGCTCAACCGGATGGAGGACGGCATCGCAGCCGCCTGCGCCGCGGCGGTGGAGGGCATCGGCACCGTGACCACCGGCGACGCCCCGGCGGCCAGCATCCGGGACGGCAAGCTCTGCCTGACTCTGCCGCGCGGCGACCCCGGCCCGCAGGGCGACCCCGGCGAGGGCCTGAGTGACAACGCCAAGGCCCTGCTGCTCTCCCTGTTGGCCGGCACGGCCCTCGACAGGGACGCCGCTCTCGCTGCCCTGCGGGCGGAGTGGGGCCTCGCCGAGCCGGACGACACCACCCCCGAGGCCGCAGACGCGGCAGACGCGGCAGACGCAGCAGAGGAGGCGTGAGTATGGCGCTGGGAAGCGTAAGTATATCCACCTTTATCCCGGGGGAGTTGGAGGATTTAACCGGCACAGTTAGTATTATCCCGTTTACCCGGGCGGAAATCGAGCGGCTAGCAAACAAGAAAGCATACCCGGATGGTAAGCTGGTATGGTCCGCTAACGTCAATGCATCGTCTACTACCAATGTTCCTGATGACGTGGACTATATCACGATTTCAGTTGGCAACTCCCCTGTTAAAGTAGCCCGTGGCGGCTCCGCACAATGGACGAGCAGTGCGTATTATAAGTACTCTCCTAGCGGCTATGTTGCTGTTAATCATACCGCAAAGTTTTCTGACGAAGGAGTTCTTACGCTCTCATGGTCCTGTAGCGTCAATATCAGTAGCGGCGGTACATACCAACTCACAGGCTACCACTACTACTGACCCCG